ATGATTTATCCTCATCAACTCATGTAATTCAGTAATATCGATTTGGTTAGCTTTACTGTTAATTTCACCCAATAAGTCTTGTGCGAGTTGGTCTCGGCTGATTTGCCCCGCTAATTCATCAAGAAGCAACTCCGTTTGAGCTGAGCAAACACCAGAAGCCTCCACAAAAGGTGATTTGCCATAGCTGTTGATTGTTCGAACATAAAAATAATACGTATGTCCTGCTTTTAAATTCTCTTGCGTCCAGAAATTCCCTTGGCCAACTTTGTTTGTTTTGGTGATCACTTCATTTTCAGAAAGATTAGCGAGTTTTTCCTCACTAAACCAAAACTCAAAGGTATAACCCAAGACAGCACTATCACCTTGTTTTGGCGAGACGGTGAGGCTGAACATTCCCGAAGTAACATCAACCTTAATGGGAGCTGGCGGTGCTTGGATAGCAAAATCACTGATAGCGGGTGCCGACATTGCCCCCGCCATATTCGTCGCTCTAACTTCAACACGATAAGTTCCTCGTGCTAATCCGTTAATATCAACGCGCTCACCCGGCACCTGAATAGATTGAATCACTCTACCGTTTTGAAGGATATTAACCGTGTTGTAGCGCACATCAGACGCCACATTCTGCCAAGAAAGCATACCTTGAACAATGTCACTGACGGCAAGTGGAACAAATGCAAGATTAATAGGGGAAGCAACACCGCCAGTGGGTAAACTCACAAACGGTGGACGCTCAAACGGTTTACCAATCACATCTTCATATAAATAGGCACCATCCTCTTCCAACGTTAAAGCCACACCGTCTAATGCATGGAAAGACCATTCGGCAATACGGAATTCCAGCCCACTAATCCCCAAAGAAGGTAATGCTAAAAGCACAACTTCCCCCGGACGATAAGCATAGCCGTCTAAGTTCATCGTGAGTTGAACCCGTCTTCCCGCTTTCTTTTTGCGAAGATATTGGCGAGCTAATCGTTGGGCTTGATAAGGGCTGGTGACAAAACGATAGTCGATGTTCTCTCGAATTTCTAAGCCATCCTCTTTCACCCATTCGTCTACAATCACAGGCGTGAAATCCGTTTTTGTGTACAACTGTTCGGCATCAATAAACGTGCCATACACCGCATTGGTCGCGTCTTTTAATCCTGTTTCAGGGGTACACGTGACGGTGCCAATCAATTGTGATTCGGTAATGGTTTTTATTGCCGGCCCATAATAAGCGCCGATTTGAATACCGTGTTTTCCTGCGGTGAATGTTGGTTCCGCGTTAATACATTTGTGCATCGCCTCCAAGACACTGGATGGACTCTCATTTAAATCATAGGCGCCATTAAGGGTATATCGCGGCTCAAATCCGCCTTCTGGCAGACTCACTTTTTCATCACATAAATCGGCCGCCTGTTTAAAGCTGTCAAAGTCAATATCCGTATCAGGTACTTTTAAATAATGGCGGTAATAATCCAAAATCACTAAGACCCCATTGTTACCCCACACAGTTTGCCCAGTGCGAGGATCAAACAGATGTTTTCCCCAAACTTCACATTTCACATTGGGTAATCCATAGGGGAATTTTTCTTGGTCAAACGTGAGTGTCACACGTAACCACGCTAGACCTCGACCAATCATATCCTCTTTCCATGACGGGCAATTTTTAAGCATAAAGGGAGCGGCATCTTCCCTATCGTTATGTAATTCCCATGAGGCTTTATCACCAAAAGTCTCAATTAAATCGTCCCCTAACCAGATCTTCCCAATTTTCTCTATGGGGTGCCCTGCTAACGCTAATGCCAGTGTGATTTTTTCGTTTTCATCTTGTTCACCCGCCTCTTCTTCGGCGAAGAAAAGCAAACCCGATATCACTGTTTTTCCGACGATCACGGTTTCAGGGGCAGACGATGAACGTAACATCTGTTTGCGTTCACTGGTATCTCGATAATTCATGGAAGGCAGTTTAGGCTTAAAGATAAGCGAACCTGCGACTTGCACCGCGACGCCTGCTGCCATCAGCGCCATGCCCATCGCAGAGGTGACGCCTCCAGTAAATAGCCCCGCAATCATTAAGCCCGCACCCACGACTTTTGAAATTAATCCACCACTCCCACCCATTATTCCACTCTCCACGCTTTGATTGGGTTAATCTGCACCGGCTTCACGCCTTGTGGGGTTACGCCCCAATAATGCCTCGCCCAGACCACCGCTAAACTGTCACCGTCCTCACCTTTGAACAGTACAAGGTCGCCACGCTGAACGCGCTCAATCTCAATGGATTTGAAATAGCGTGATACGGCTTTCTCTAAGGAGCCAAATTTAGATTTGAGCAGGTTGAAGGCTTCGGCTTTGGTTTTATAGTGATTGAGATAAGGCTTTATTGGAGAGAAACCACATTGTGCGTAAATACATTCAGAGGCAAAAATACAACAATCAAATTCACCCCATGAAAAAGGGCGACTCATCGCCGCCCTTATCGTTTCTGGTAACTGGAGTGTCCAGTTTTGTTGTTTCATGGTATGTTATATTTCTTATTTAAAAATGATTTCAATATGTTATGGTTAAAAAATCCTTAGCCATATTGAAAATTTCTTCACATGCCCGTTTTTGATCACCATCATAATCTTTATTATTTTTTTTGGCTAACTCACAAGCCGCTGTTGCCTTGCCTAAATTAAATGAAGACTCACCAATTTTGTATACCATCAACTTGCACTTTTTCACTAATTCTGGAGTTTCTTTATCTTCACAAACTAACTTAGCTGTACTAATTAAGATTGACTCTGCATTAGCAGCTTGAATGCTAACTAAATGAAAACAAATCATAATGATAATTAAGTGAAATTTTCTCATTTCTAATCCTGTTACTTATAAATAAATGCAGGTGCATCTTTCTTGCTGCCCCAATAAATCGCCCGTTCAGCCATTTGAGCGACATAGCGAAAGATGCGATCACCTTGTCTTCGAGATGACCACGACTCATCGGTAAATCTATCGGGTAAACCGATTGACCATCGTTCGAATCGATTAGAAACATTAACACATACGGCATTTTCTTCGCCAGACACTACATTAATCGATGTGATTTGTCCGACAAATAAGACTTCAGCAAGCAACGGTTTTCCCTCTTCACTGATGGCGACCATCATCAACCGGACTTCGCGTCCTCGACTTTGCTCATTCATCACCATTCCCACCAGCGATTTATCAAAACCGGCTAATTTAAGCTGTAATTGTGGAGGACTGGTTGTCTTATTTTCTTTTAGCTGACTGATTTCGCCTAAACTGCCCACGCCCAAATAAGTTTCCCCCGCAATAATCAGTTGCCCAACACCAGTATGCGCACAGGTGACGCCTGATTTCAAATCGAGTCTGGCGGCTAAGACGATATAAGCCCCCTCATTAATCACGTTGACCATGGCGTCAGAAAATGGATGATATTGCATTAGTACAACACCTCCTCAAAAGATAACGTGATATAGGTATACCCCAAGCGACGATGCTGAAATTTACCCTGTTCATTATCAACGAGCCGAAAAACCCCAAAAGGACGCTCAACCTCGAGCATTTCATTGACGGTAGGTGATGTTCTTAACATCGGCGAAATAAGAATAATGGCATGTCCTTGATTATCACTGACCACATCCGCCACCACCATTTTGAGTTCATTACCCACAGTTAAGCGATCCCCTTGCTGTAATACGCGCATATTGCGCTTCCAGTCCTTTGTTTCTAGCCGATTACCCAATTGACTCGGTATTGCAATACGAGGCGAACCATACCCATAACGCCCTTTTCTTATCCAGCTTGATATTTTGACCCGTCCCGACATGCCATCCAATGAAGCCACTAGCGCTTCTAACTGGCGCGATTTCTCTTCATTTAAATTATTAAATGTCAGCTCACAACGCCAACGACTTCCTGGAAAGCGTACCGTCTGGCTACTTCCATTAAATGGCGAGGTAAAGGTTTTGCTGTTACTCAATAATTGCCAGTTTTCCTGTATGGGGATCACCGCTTTTGGCCATTCAAGAATAGACATTTAAACTCCTAATGTTCTGCGTGCTGCGCCATTACTTTGAAAGTCTTGTAACATCATCGCGTGAGCTTTCTGTGCGCCTGCTTCTGTCCCTTGTTGTGCGGCTTCTTTCATTGCTTGAGCAAGTACAGCGTCACCATTTCCTGTCACCGTAATATGATTAACGACCGTCATTTGCACCCCGCCTGCACGGGCTAACGTCGGTTGCGGTGTAATCGGTATTCGCCCTGCGACCGCCCCCACAAAGCCCCCCGAAGCATAACCTTGCGCCGCATGCATTAAGCGATAGAGATTGCCGACACCCAATTTAGCCGTCGCTTCTTTGGTAAAAACAAACTCGCCACCATGTACAATCCCTTTAGGTTCGAATTTCCCGCCATGCCCCGTATAGCCACCATAAGCATGCCCTTTGCTCATCCATCCCATATCAAAGCCCATTGCCTGCCCGCCTGCTTCAATGGCTTTGAAAACCAGCATTTTCATCACCATTCGAGTGATATCGGAGATCACCGCATTGGCAAAATCTTTAAAGCTTCCTTTCCCCGTTAAAGCAAAATCGGCTAACGCATCAGACATATTATTAAGCGCATTGGTAGTGACGTTTCTGACGTTCTCCATCACATCCATGGCTGACTCACTGAAATCCGATAAGCCTTGTTTTAATCCCACCATCGGATCACCTTTCATGGCCTCTCGCTTCCTCAGTTCTTCCTCAATCTGCTGTTTAGTGAGTTCAACATTACGTTGTAAGTTCGCCAGCTCTTTCTCACCTAAATCCACACTGGCTTGCTGATACAGCACATCAATCTGACGAAGGGCATTAAGCTTTTCTTGCTCTGCGCGTGATTTTCCTATCAGGGTGGTTTCAAATTGCATCTGCTCAATTTCTTTACCGCGATCATAAGCAAATTGCGCGACCGAATTGGCACGCGCTAAGTCATCAATGGCTTTCGCTTTTTCTTTGATCGTCTCAATGGCGTTGGGATCGATTTTTAAGATGGCATCAAACTTATCTTTATTCTGTTTGATATCGGCTAAGGCGGATGTGTATTCATTAAAGGAAGAGGTAGTGCCATACCGCTGAATACTTTGCCCATCCGCAATCAGTGAGGCTTGTTTTTCCTCTAATTCCGTCAAGATTTTGGTGTACTGTTTGGCATAATCAATGGTTGATTTATGGCTGGGCTTATACGTCCGTTTGGCTTGCTGTGCCAGTTGTGCCTCAATTTCCGCTTGTAAGGCTTTATCGTAGCCTTGCATATCTGGCGTAATTTTGCGTGAAGCCAATACATCTTCTGCATTTAATTTCGCTAATGCCTTCCCTGTGGCTTGCGCTTTTGCCACTGAACGTTGCGATTTTTCAATCGATTCATCAATCTGTTTAGCAATCGCCGTGGCGGCATTCACTTGGCTATTTGTCGCCTGAAGCGTGATATCAATGAGTGATTCATATTCAATGCCTAAACTCTTTAAACTCGCCTTAAGTGAATTGATAACGGCATCAACATTTTGTAATTCGGTGGCATAGCGTCTATATTCAGGGGCTTGATCGCCCACTTTTTCTTTGAGTGTCGCCAACATATTTTGCATATTGGCTCGCTGACGCTCTAAGTTATTAACTTGCTCTGCATATGTCCCCATCGCAGCATCAAGCTCTTTTTGCTTTTCAGCTACTCGTTTAAGGTATAAATCCCCCACACCTTGTTCAGTAAACGCCTTTTCACTCTCAACGCTGTATTTTGATAGACCTTGTAAGGAAATAACCTGTTGTTTAAGTTCCTCGATTTTCTCCAATTGCGCGTTAATGCCCGATGAAACTTTGCTTAAATTCGCCACTAACGTGGCATTGCTCATTTTGTTTAACGCTTCTGTTGATGTATCAAGAGAATTGGCAAATTCAATCGATTCGAGTTTGGCTTGTTTGACATTTTCGCTGTATTCATACAGTCCCATGCCCAATGCCGCCACACCGGTCAACACTAATCCAATAGGGCCACCCGCTAATCCCATAACACTGTTGAGCGCTCGCCCCGCCACCGTTGATTGACGCCGAGCGGTCGTTAATGCACGTTGAGCAACGTTTTCTGCGGTTAATGCCTGTGTATAGTTTAAAGAGGCTGTTCTTGCGAGTGACTTTGTGGCGATAAGGTTATCGAGTGCGATTTTTTCCGCGTTAGTGCCTCTAGCAACTTGATATTCCATTTTGGCTCTATTGAGCGCCGATGTGGCGGCTTCTTTATCTGCCCATGCCTTCCTCACGGCACTGGTTGCTGCCACACTGTTTGCCTCTGCACTCTGTAATGTGGCTTTGGCTTCATTCAACGTTGTCTGATTTTTCAGATAAGTGGCTTTCGTCCATTGAGAAAGTTTTGCTACCAATGCCGTGACGGCGATCCCTTCAACCACTTTAGCGACTAACGATAGATTATCGGTAAGAGTGGTCATCCCTTTGGTAAAAAGCTGAGTCGCACCTGTACCTTGATTCGCTTCACCGATAAATTTTGTTATCGCCGATTGAAGATTAGTGAAACCTTGGCTAACCGTTGTCACGCTGGTAGCAAATTTTTTATCCACACTGTCAGCTGCACGTTCTAAGGCTTGAATGACTTTCTCTATCGTCATTTCACCGTCTTGGGCTTTCTTCCTTAGTTCACCCACACTGACACCCATTCCGTCAGCGATGGCTTTCGCTAACGCAGGGGTTTGCTCCATCACTGAATTTAGCTCTTCGCCACGTAACTGACCCGAGGCTAATGCTTGACCAAATTGAGTTAATGCCGCTTGGGCTGCGGTGGCACTCGCGCCTGAAATCGCCACGGCTTTTGAGACAGTTTCCGTGAGTTCGGCCACTTTTTGCTGACTTAAGCCTAAACGGTCGGCATTATCCGCAAAACGTTGATAAACTTGTGCTGTGGCATCCAATGATTGATAGGTTTTTTGGGCAATGGTATAAACATCATTGGTCGCTCTGTTTAGCGATTGAGTGCTATCTGTGACTAATTTCAGTCGATTCTGTAATTCCGTCCAACTATCAGCATAATTAATCACTTGCCGTACAGATAATGCACTTGCTGCGACGCTCGCAAAACGAGTAAAGAGCGCCGAGGATTTTGCGGTTTGCGATACCATTCGCTCTTGTTGTACGGTGATAGCTTGAAGACTGACGCAAATACTTTGCCCGAATTGTTCTGTTTGGCGCTGGCTACGGTTGATCGCATTTGTGAAATTTGCCGTATTCAGCGTCAAATCAATATTTAATCTACCTAATGCTCCCGCCATAAATTCAATCCTTGGTATGAACACTACAAAAGCAAACTTTCACCCTGAATAAATGCAATATTCCTTGTTATTTGCTATTGATTTAATTATTGATAAACTGAAATTTCGAATAATAGAGGGGGTTTTATGAGACTTATTCTGGCGTTATTACTACCTTGGTTACAATTTTTCACGATTGGTCGCCCATTTGCTGGCATCTTCTGCCTTATCCTACAAATCACCTTAATTGGCTGGATCCCAGCGGCTATCTGGTCGGTTTATGCCCTTTCTCAATACAATACGGATAAAAAAATTGAGAAAATGTCTCGCGGTGGTTAACGATTAAGCCCCACGGATGTGGGGCTATCGATTAGCTAATACACTCTCAGTGACGTTATCCCACACCTCTTCTTCCGTGATTTTCTTCTTCCACATCGGCATAAAATCCATCAATTCAGGCGGAGACGTTTTCGGATCACGATTTATCATCGCAAGAAGATGCGCCACTTGTGCCATCCGATAATCCTCTCGCCATAAACCAAAGGGTTGTTTGCGATAAAAAGCTTCATATTCACACAAGTGGCTTTCGGGCATTTGCTCGATTTCCGCGAGGGTTTTTCCCAATGCCAGCGACAATATCAATTGAAATTGTCGCCGTTCTCCAAGTTTTTTTCGCTATTCCCCGCTTCGGCCGTAAACACCGCATTAGAGAACCCTTGCCCTAGACGATTAAGACCTTTTAAGTCTTCTTCATTTTCAGCATCAAAAAGCAGTTCCCCTTTTTCATCACACAACTTAAAGGCCAACATTCTGGCGACATCATATTCATCGTAGACACGATTTATCGCTTCATTAAATTGTTCGGGATCGTCTTCGTCTAAATAAATGTCCTGCTCTTCGGCGAGCTTGATTTTAATTTGACGAAGTTTGCGCTGAATGTAATTCATGGTGCCAACATCCAA